AGAATATGTAGTATATGCAAGAAGTAATCCGGCAGCAACACCAGCACCTATAGGACCTAACCAAGGTAAAGCACCGGCTAAAAAGGCACCACCAGCACCGGTAGGAGCTAACCAACCAGCTACACTTACATATGGAGCACTATTCGCAATAAAAGTGGTAGCAGCAATAGTAGCAGGCATACCCGCAACTGTAGTAGCCATTCCTACAGCAGCAGCAGTTCCTAGACCAGCGGCAGTTCCAAGAGCAAGAGAGCCAACAGCTTCTTTACTGGGTGCTACATATGATATAGCATCACCAGTAGCAGTCATTGCTCCTTTTGTCATGCTATTTGCTCCGTCGACTATATTCATAAATCGACTTTTAGCACCACCAATTTTTCTAGTAATATTTAATTTTTTTCTATTATTATTTCTTTGAGTTTTTACCATTTATATATAAGTAATTATAATTAAATTATAATTTTTATTTTAATATTTTACATAAAATATTAAAAGAAATTTTATAATTTATTTTGCTAAAACTTCTCTTACCTTCATTAATTCAGTTGCTTCATAAATACCTCCTCCTTTTCCTGGTTTATAAATATTAATTTTAGAGTTTCCAGTTAATAATAATATTTCATTATATTCTTGATTAAATATTTGTGATCCGTCTTTAGAACCATCTTTTGAAGTTGTAAATTTAGCCATTAAAGCTTCTGTTAAAAATTTAGGAAGTTCTTTTTTATATTCTTCTTCTGATAAAATTTTGGATTTATAAGTAGAAACTAATTTATCATAATATTTTTTAGCGAGTTCAACAGAAGATGTTTCTTCATTATCTTTAGTAAATTTATTATAAATATCAGGTAAATTTGAAAATCTGGAAGCATATAAATAATGTTGAACACTTAACCAATTAAAACCTTTAATTTCTAATTTTTCATTTTCTTTATTTAATAACCAACTATTATCAAGTTTTCTTCTCCAATCTTTATTTTTGAATAGTTTAATAACACTTGGTAAAGTTTTTTGCTCTTTTGTAATAGTTTCACCAGATCCTTCTCCAATTTTTTTATGTACTGATTTAGAAAATATTTGTATTACCATAGTATCATCATATAATTGTGATTTAGGTTTATCAACTAATGATTCAAATTTAGGATCAAATGATTTTTTAAATTGGAAATTATTTGTTTTTGCAAAATCTTTAAAGTCAGGTATTAATGAAAATAAACCAGAATTATAAACCATACATTTTTCAGTTATTTCTTCTTTCATTTTATATGGAAGTTCTGAAAATTTAAAAGCTCCTTTATTAATATTTTTATCATACGTAATTAATTTATAATGACTACCAATTTGATAATTAGTTATAATATAATAATCAGGTTCAAATATTTCTTTTTTTTGTAATTGTTTATCTGCCTCGCCACATTGTAATACTTCAGGATTTAATTCTTCCTTTTCATCAAAATTTTCTTCAGCCAATATAATAAATTTAACATTATATAATCTTTCTAAAGCTGAAACAGCCCAAGTATCAGCCCAATATTTATTAGTTCTAATTACATTTCTTAAATCATCAATAGTTTTAACATCTTTCATAAAAGATAATTCTTCATTTAATTCATTAAACTCTTTACTTGATTCGTTAACATCTACAATTTTTTGTAAATTAGATTTTGCTTCATCTAACATTTTAGATTTTTCTAAAGGATTACTGGTACCTCCTATCATAGTTTTAAGAGTTTTATGCTGTTTCTTTAATTCTGTCATTTTTTCTTGTATTTTTTTACTACCACCGTTATAATGTTGATAAAATTCCATATATGTTTTAAATTGATCTTCATCTAAATCTTCAGCTAATTTTTTTCTAATATTTCTAACAGTTAAATTAGCATATTTTTCTATTTCTAACGTTTTTAAACCATCTCTTAAAACTGCGAAAAAACAGTCGCCACCACCTTCGTTATCAAGTATAGAATATTTATGACTTTTGAAAAATTTATTAAGCCATTTATCAGAATCATTAGGTGTATAATTACTAATTTCATAATCACTCTCTTCTTTTGTTTGTGTTTTTAAGATAATTGGTTTATCTACAAATTCTTTATAATTTTCTTCATCATAATCACTGCTATCTATTGTACTTTCTTCGTCGCTTTCTTCGCCTTCTTCACTTTCTTCTTCGCTTTCTTCTTCTCCTTTTTCGCCTTCATTAAAATCAATATCTTCTTCATCTATATTATATTTATTAGTAATGTATGTTTTTGCGTATGAAAAAAATAGTGGATAATCTAATTTTTCAATTATAATATTGCCGTCAGTATCTAATAGATTGCGATAATCAGTATTTTTAGTTTCAAAAACCCCTATTTTAGAGTCAAGTTGACTATTCTTAACTAAATAGATGTTAAAATAAACAATATTATTATCAATATATTCAAAATTAGGTTTTCCAAGTACAAATTTAACAGATTTATTATAAATAGTAGCTTTATAAGCATAACTTTCACCTTCATCATTTTTATCAAGATTATTAGTTTCTAAATAATTTATATTTTCATCTATTTTTGATACAACCATATATAAGTTATAAAAATAAGAAAATTTTATATATTTTAATTAAAAATAATATTAAATAAAATATAAATTTAATCTTTTTTTATATATTTTTCAACAATATCTTTGTGTTTAAAAATAATTTTATTAGTAATACTAGGGAAAGTATTAGATTTCAAATTAGATATATAATTACAATTATTAATTATAATTTGATTTTCATTGGATAAATTAACATTAGAAACTATAAAAAAAATAAATTGTGTTATTAATTCATTGTATAGTTTTTTATTTTCTAATTTAATATTTGTAAATAATTCTTGATGTAAATTAGAAACAACATCAAAAATAATTTGATTAGGTATTAGACTAATTTTATAACAAGATATATAAAATCCACACAAACATTTATATTTATCATTATGTTTATTAATATCACTTAATTCATCATAATCATCTGTTTCTGGAATTTTAATATATTTGTTAATATTATAAAATATATCTAAATAATTATTCATAATATCTGAAAAATCAGAATTAATATTAATTAAATTAAATAATAAATCAGAATACAAGTCATTGAATATTATATTATTATATATCAATGATTCATATATAAATATATTAATATCGTTTAATTCCTTAGATGTTTTGGTATCATATATAGATTTATAATAACATAAAAATTCATTTTTTAATTTTTCATAAGTTTGTTCTGTAATTTTATTTAAAATTTTTCTAATATTAGTAATAATTAAATCATATTCAGATTTATTATTGATATCTTTAATTCTATTAATTCTAGTAGATGTTATATTATCTTTATCAAATGTCATTTGTTTAGAATAATTTCTTTCAAAACTATATTCTTCTTTATAGTTATTGCGTTTATAATTTTTATTATTTTTATTATTTTTATTTCTAGTTTTATAAGAATTTAATGTATTAAAATTAGGTGTAATATTATAAACAGGTTTTTTTATATCAACCAAAATATTATTTAAATAATTTTCAACATCTACATTTAATTTTTTATCAACTAAAGTTTTAGATAATTGTAAAATAAATTCTAATTCATATCTGGGCATGTATAATATAATATAAAAATAATTTTTATATTATATTATAAAATATATAATATTTCGTTTACAATAATAAAATAATATATAAGATATGTTTAATGGATTATATTTTAGAATTATTAGAAGGTCAAAATGATAATTTAAACACAAAATATTTAATTGAGGATCATTTCAAATTACCCATAGAATTGATTGATAATAAAATAGAAATAAATAAAGATATACAATCAGATATAGAATTGATTGAATTTAAAAATCAAGAAGATTTATCTAATAATAATTATAAAGAAAATTTATATGATTGTTTATTTGACCCAATAAACGAAATAGATAAATGTATAACAAATAAATGGGGATATTATTATACAAATAATGAAAAATTTCTAAAGGATACACAAAATTTTATAACAAACTTTAAAAATAATGTAACATTTGAAGATAGTGTTTCTAATATAGAAGATAGTTATGATACTTGTGAAAGCATAGTAAAAGATAATGGATTTATAGAAAAATATCAATACATAGATTTACCATATTTTAATAAATATAATAATGATGAATTATGTTTACAAGCAGTATCAATATTTAATTTAGCAAATCCAGTTTTTAGTTTATTGGCGCCTATATTATTATTATTGTTACCATTTGTTATAATAAAATTACAAGGCCATGATGTAACAATAGAAAAATATTTAGAACATTTAAAACAAGTATTCAGTAATCATATAATAGGGCAATTTTTTAATGACTTTAATGATGCACCATTTTCTACAAAAATATATCTTTTAATAAGTATAATTTTTTATGGATTTCAAATTTATAATAATATAATAAGTTGTGGTAAATTTTACAAAAATATAAAATTTATACACGATAAGTTATTTATTATGAGAGATTATATAAGTAATTCTATAAATAAATTCAATAATTTATTGAAATATACTCAGGACTTAATTAGTTATGAAAATTTTAATAATCTTATAAATGACAATATAAAAATTTTAAATAATTACTTAAAAATGTTAAATAAAGTAAAAGTATATAATTTAAGTATTCCTAAATTATTTGAACTTGGACATTTAATGAAATGTTTTTATAAATTACATAATGATAAAAATATCATAGGTTCTTTATATTTTTCATTTGGATGTAATGGTTATATAAAAAATATAGAAACATTACAAAAACATATAAAAAATAAAAATATAAATTTATGTAAATTTATAGATAATGATGATAAAACTAATTTTAAAAATTCATATTATGGACAATTGTTGAGAGATAGTAGCAATAATATTATAAAAAATAGTTATAAATTAGATAACAGTCTTATTATTACAGGTCCAAATGCATCAGGAAAAACAACATTATTAAAATCAACAATGTTTAATATAATATTATGTCAACAATTAGGATGTGGATTTTTTGATAAAGCAGAGGTAAAAATTTATGATTTTATACATAGTTATATAAATATACCTGATACTTCTGGTAGAGATAGTTTATTTCAAGCGGAAGCAAGACGTTGCAAAGATATTTTATCAATAATAGAAGATAATGAAGACAAAAAGCATTTATGTGTTTTTGATGAATTATATAGCGGAACAAATCCAGAAGAAGCAATTTCGAGTGCAACAGCATTGTTAAATCATCTAAATTGTAAAAATAATGTAAACTATATATTAACAACTCATTATTATAAATTATGTAAACAATTAGATAAAAATAAATCAAAAAATTATCATATGGATATAAGAAAAGATTTAAATGATTTCCATGTTACCTATAAAATAAAAAAAGGTATAAGTAAAGTAAAAGGAGGAATAAAAGTATTAAAAGATTTAGAATATCCAGAAGAAATTATTAATAATATAAAAAAAAATTAATCATTATACATTAATAATAAAGTAATACCAACAACAATTAATATTACAGACGCGGATTGTATAAGTGTTAAATATTTTTTAAATATGATTGCACTAATAATTGCGAGTAATGCAATTAGAACACCAGAATAAATAGCTCTTGTAATTCCTGGATTTTTAATATTTTTACAAGTATTCCAATAAACTAAATTTCCTACAAATGATAATATACTCATTAATACAATATAAAAAATAATTTCAGTAGAGTTATTTTCTTTATGATAATTTTTATAGAAGAAATAAGGTAGCGCAATAACCCCACTAAGTATATACCATAATGTAACAAATAAATCAGAATTTATTTTTGAAGAATTAGTAAATTTATATACAAGTTCCAAAATTACAAAAAATAAAGCACTAAAACCAGCAAGGAATATATATTGCATTTTTATATATAAAAATATTTTAAATATATTCGTTAAACCCTACTAAAAAAAATAATAATAAAATTTAATGATTAGTTTATTAAATTTTATAGATACAGGATTTATGATAACTTTAGGATTATTAATTTTGGTTTCTGGAGGAATAATGTTATATTGTTATAGAAGATTAAACTTATTAGAAAATAGTATTATAGAACATGGAAAAATTTTACAAAATTTTATAGTAAATTATAATAATCAAATAATGATAAATCAACAAGTTTTAAATAATTCTCCACAAGCAAATGTACAAAATACACCTGATAATATAAAGGTTGAAGATAAAATAGTTGTTTCAGATAATGAGAGTAATGTAAGTGATAGTGATAGTGATAGTAATGTAAGTGATAACGAACATGAAAGTGAAGAAAGTGAAAATGAAAGTGAAGAATATAGTAGTAATGAATCAGAAAATGAAGAAAATGATAAAAAAGAAGTATTACACTTAGAATCAAAAGAAGTTTTAGAGGAAACTAATGATAATGATGCTTTTTTAAATAATTTACCAATCGATTTAAATCAGTTAGATTTAAAATTAGATTCTAAAATTATAAAATTAGAATCATTAGAAAATGAAAATAATGAAACAAATGAAAATAATGATAAAACAACAAACGAAAAAAAAAATTATAGTAGAATGAAAGTAGATGAATTAAGAACTTTAGTAGTAACTAAAAATTTAACAAGTAATGAAGATGCACAAACAATGAAAAAAAATGATTTACTAAAATTATTACAATAAATTTTTAATAAAAAATATATTATAAAATTATATATTAAATGACTTGGGGTACTTGCTATAAAAGTTCTAATAATATTCATTTCAATTTTCCACCTTTAATGGATGATTCAAGAAATTATTCAAGTTATGAAGCTGGTGCTAGTTTAGATAATAAACTAAAAAATGAAGCAAATATAAAAACAAATTCAGATTATAGAAAATATTTACAAAATAATGCTGATACAATTATAAAAAATAATCAATTAAGTGCTTGTGATGAATGTTCTACATGTCCATTCTTTAATAAAATAAGTGAAACATTACCAACTACAAAACCGTATATATTTGATTCTATTTTATCGCAAGATAAACCATATGGTTATGAAACAAGTGATTTAAAAAATATTTATTTAACAAGACAATCTTTAGAAGCACAAATGCATGCTCCACAATTTTTAATTCCAGATAAAGCAAATGAGGAAAAATAAGAAATAATATTATTTCTTTTATTTTAATTAAAAAAAAGAAATAATCTAAATAAATATTATAAAACTATGGCTTTTGCTTTACTCGACAATTTAATGGCGCCTTTAGGAAAAGAACATTGCACAGTATATTATGTTCTTGGACTTCTCACTTTATTTTTCGCTGTTTTAGCAGTAGTAAATGGATTATTCCAGTGTTTTGATAAAAAATCGAGACAAACAGGATTTTTCTTAATCTTAAATTCATTAACTATGTTCTTTATGTATTATTTATATAGAATTGTATATTCAATGTGTGTTAAAACATTATAAATTATTCAATATGTAAAAAATAAGCAAGTATCCAAACTAATACAAATGGAGAAAACGCAATAGCATCTAATTTATGAAATATAGTAATAATATATGCTGCCAATGCATGTATAGTTGCTGTTCTAATTTTTTTATGATTAACATAATCTTCATCTGTCATTGTTTTAATATCATATAAACCAAACAAGGCAATATATGACGAAACAATTACAAATATAAAAGATAATATAAAATATTTATTTAAAACTAATTTTAAGGCATTTTTTTTATCTTTATTAATAATTATACTGATTGTAGTAGTAAAAATTAATAATATAAAAAAAATAGTAAAATGAATTTTTTCATTAAAATTAATTACATCACTATCTTGTAATTTCATTTATATAATATTTTAATATAAAAAAATTATTATTTATTTATATTAATGAAAATTCTTAGTATTGATGTTGGAATAAAAAATTTAGCATATGTTATAGTTGAACAATTAAAAAATAATGAAGAATTTATTATTAATAAATGGGATATAATTAATTTATGTAATAAAATACCTTCTTGTTCTTGTTGTAGTAAGCCAGCTAAATTTTCTAAAAATAGTGATTATTACTGTAAACAACATACAAAGAAAACAGATTTAAAAATTCCAACAATAAATACTAAAATTTTACCAAAAAAAAATTTAAAAGATATAACAACAATTGCAAACGAAAACAATATAGAATTTGAAAAATCTATATCTAAAAGTAATTTAATTAAATTAATAGAAGAACATGTAGATAAAAATTATCTTAATGTTATTAATATATTGAATGCTAATGATATTAAATTAATTGATTTAGGAGTAAATTTAAAAACTGAATTTAATAATCTTTTTTCTAATATAGATCTTCAAACAATAGATATTATATTATTAGAAAATCAAATAAGTCCTATTGCAAATAGAATGAAAACTATTCAAGGTATGATAGCACAGTATTTTATAGATTGTGGAAATTATAATATAGAATTTATGTCAGCATCAAATAAATTAAAACTTTTTAGTGATAATAAAAAAACAACTTATTCTGAAAGAAAAAAATTGAGTATTAATTATACACAAGAATTATTAATAAAAAAAAATATGGTTAAAGATTTAGAATATTTTAACAAAAATAATAAAAAAGATGATTTAGCAGATTGTCTTTTACAAGGAATATACTATTTATCAACTTTTAATAAACTAAATATTTAGATTTATATTATATTATATTATTAATATAATATAAATACCTATGTTTTCTAAAAAAGCACCAGAAATTACTTTTAAATTACAGGGAGAAAGTGATCTTGAATATATTAATGCGGGTCAAATTAAGGATAAACTACAAAAATTAAAACACAAAATTAATGATTCATTTACAAGAGAAATTAAAAAAAAAGTTGGAAATAATTTAACAAAAAAAGTAAAAGGTGACAAACAAGCTAATATAGACAGTGACCGGAAGTTAGTAAAAGCTTTCGAAGCCGCAAAAGATAATATGTTGCAAAAAATACATGATGCCGAAGAAACTGGTTATCTTGTAAATTTACAAGAATATTTAAGATTATATTATAAAATTAAAGCATCAAAAAATATAACCGAAGATAAAGTAAAAGAATTTCTTGATAATATAGACTCATTAGAAGCAAATTTAAATAAACAAAAATATGATATTCCAGTTTTTCCAGAAGCGTGGTATAATAATAACAAACAGCAACTTGATGAATATTATTATGATGAAAGAAAAGGCATAATAGGCGGATATCTATTTGATCCAACGATTGGCAAATATGATAATGAGTATAAATTTGAAGGTATGGATCATAGAAATATAAGATTTATAGGACCATATCAATATTTTTTTATTAATAAAGAAAAAGCAATACGTCTAAGAAATAGATACGATTCTAAAGAAAAATTACCACCAATAGGCTCAACAAAAACAGGCCCACCGCCATCCACAGCGTCACTATCATCACCACTTGATGTTGCTACAGGATCAGAACAGCCTTCAGATGCCATAAATCAATCTTCGGATAGTAGATCTGGAAGTCCTTATAGTGCCGAGAGCATGGGTGAGCGGGAGGCTGCCTTAAGCTCAGCGATGCCGGCGGAGGAGGAGCAGGTCGAAGATGTTCAACAACCTCAACAACTTTTTAAAATGGGGGGCAGAACAAGAAGAAAATATAGAAATAAAAAGCGAAACAAAAAAGCATATAAATCTGCAAAAAAATAATTAAATAAATATATTATTAAATATAAATATATTTATTTTTCGTATTACTTAAAAATTTAACTTCTAAATAAAACATAATAAATGGACGTAATAGAAATAAATCCAGAAATAATTGACATAGGAGAGTTCGAACAACCAGATTTAAAAATAGATATGTCCGAAGTAATTGAGAAACCATCTGTAAACTTTGGAAGTGGAATTGAATTATTAATGAATGATAAAAAAACAGAAAAAAAATCAAGTTCAAACGTAGAAATAAATGATATAACAAAATTAGAAGATGAATTAAATGATTTAGCAGAAAGTATAGATGATGTAAAAGTACCTGAAAGAAAATCAGAAAATACAAAAAATATATTTGGAGGTTTATTTGGTAATGATAAAAAAGATGGAGATAATATAAAACAAGTATTTCAAAATGATGATGGAAAAAAACCAGATTTAGGAAAATCAACATCAAGTATGAATGAAAATAAAACATGGGATGGATTTGGAAAATTTAATAATGTACCTGTAAATTTAGATAAAGTTGAAAAGAAACCAGAATTAACAAAAGAAGAAGAATTAAAAGAAAAATTCAAATATTTAAGAAAATTAGAAGAATTAGAAAAGAAAGGAGTATCTTTAAGTAAACGTTATAACATGGATTCAGATTTACAAGAAATGATGGGTGAATATGAAACAATAATTGCAGAAAAAGAGAAATCAAATTCTGTAAAATTTCAAGGAAAAATGTTGATGGCTTGTGTAACTGGTTTAGAATTTTTAAATAATAAATTTGACCCTTTTGATATAAAATTAGAAGGTTGGGGAGAGCAACTAAACGAAAATATAGAAGAATATGATGAGATTTTTTCAGAATTACATGAAAAATATAAATCAAAAGCAAAGATGTCTCCAGAATTAAAACTATTATTTCAACTTGGTGGTTCTGCAGTAATGGTTCATATGTCAAATACTCTATTTAAATCTGCAATGCCTGGTATGGATGATATAATGAGACAGAATCCAGAATTAATGAAACAATTTACATCTGCAGCAGTAAATACAATGGGAAATAATGGAAATCCAGGTTTTGCAGGATTTATGAATAATGTATTTGGAGGCGGAGGACAGCCTCAAAATGATTCAGGATTAGGTTTTGGTCCATCAATGAGAAGAGATATGCCACCAAATGTAAATGAAGGTCCACCTCCAGCACCAGTTGAAACTAAATTACCAGAAAGAAGTCAACGAACACAAAATTTACCTAACAGACCAGATATAATGTCAGCCAGAGGAATAGCATTAGATAATGAAGGCGACGCAAATAAAGAAGAAAGAATTGCAAGACCAGAAATGAGAGGTCCTAATGCTAAACAATCAGAAATAAATTCATTACTGAGTGGTTTAAAAACAAAACAAATAAATGTTGATAATAAAGAATCATCAACAATTAGTATAGATGATTTAAAAGAATTAACAAATGCAAAAATACCAAAATCAAAAAGAAAACAAAAATCAGATAAAAATATAGTGTCATTAGATATTTAATTACATTGTTTTTCAATATTAAGAATTGCCAAAGCATAATGTAACATATGTTTCCGTTGTTTCATAGAAAGTGTTTTAAAAGGAATATTACAAATAGTTGTTTTTTTATCTTTTTGAACAACAAATGTAATTTGTTTGGACATTTATAAATATATAAAATTATTATTTTTATATATTTTTTATTTAGAATTAATCTATAAAAATAAAATAATGAATGAAGATTTTTCTAATCTAAAAACTTTAGTTATAAATTTAGATGATTATATTAATAATTATAACAAACAATTACCATATTTGGAAAGTATAGGATTAAATATAGAAAGATTTAAAGGAATTAATGCATTAAAAGACGAACATAAAAAAGAAAATTACAATAAATATATTTCAAAATTTGCATTAAATTTTCAACCCCTATCTATTATTGGATGTGCATTAAGCCATATATTATGTTGTAAATATATTTATGATAATTATATTAATAATTATCAGTATTTTTTAATAATGGAAGATGATGCATTTCCTAATTATAATAAAAATGATTTTTATTCTTTATTAAATAAAAATTTAAAAGAAATTGAAATTTTAGATAAAAATTGGGATATTATACAATTACATAGCGATGCTTTTTTTCCTAATTATGAAACATATTTTACTCATTTTGTTTCTGGAAGCACAGCAGCTTATTTAATTTCTAAAAAAGGAATAGAAAAAACTTTAAAATCAAAAATATATAGCCACGCAGATTTTATTCAACATAATTTTATAAAATATAATAAATATAAAACAAGACATAATCTTTTTTGGACAAATGAAAAAAATAGTTTAAATAGAGTTAGTAATAAAAATTTTAGTTTTTATAATTTATCTTTATATACGAAAACAAAAATAATAGAATTTATAAATAAATTTTTAATATCTATACCATTAAGAGGTGAAAAAAGTTATGCTAATTTTTTAGAATTTAAAATTATAAAAATACCTTTTTTTCATAAAGAATATACAGCAAATGAAATAATAGATTATTTAATTGCAATTTTACTATTTAAAAAATTAAAATATAAACAATTAACTAATTAAAGTAAAACCTATAATTAATATTATTATAGTTTTTATAATGGAAGTTTCACAAAATACTTATGAACCAAAATTAGTATGTGATAAAGGAAATATGATATTAAATTGTATTACCGATAGAGAATTAAATCGTAAATGTTATAATTTAAAATTTGATTTTAACAATTTAGACCCAAATAAAGTAAATATAAAATCTTTAATGGATCCCAGTATTTATAATTTATTTGAAAAAATATCACCTGAATTAGTTGAAAAAATTTATATTTTAAATATAATTAATAATAACGAAACAGATATTTGTATATTAATGAAACCAATTGCAAAAGAAATTGGTATCAAACCTAAATATATGATGTTTAGAACATCAAGACAAATAAACTATAACGCAAATACTATAACTTTTTATAATACAGATTTATCTCGTCTTGATAATAATCTTTATGAAAATTATAAAAGATCAATAAATTTAAATAGTAATATTTATGATAAAATGACATTCAATTATGGTAAAACACAAATTAAAATAAATAATCTAAATGAAAATGAATTAAATAAACTTGATAGTGAAGAAAATTTTACTTCAATATTAAATATAAATTTTTCAATAGATTTTATTATAACTATTCAAGATCCATTACCAATATATATGGAAAATTTAATAGGTTTAATGTTAAAAAAATTGTTTCATAATCTAAAATTATTTATAGAAAATATTAATAAATAAGTATAAATAAATAAGTATAAATATAAAAAATTAATTATATTTATTTATAAAATGTTAGAAAATATTAATAATTTTATTGGTATTTTAAATATATTTTATATATTTCTAACTTCTTTTTCTAATTATTATTTCAACAACTTTTTATCAAAATTTTTTTATAAAATAGAAAAAAAAGAAAGAATAGAATTAATAAAAAATATAGCTGATAAATTAGAAAACATAAACATTTTTTATGTTAAAATATTACAATCATTATGTTTGAACGATGATTTATTATATAAAAATGAAAAAGATTATTTAATTAAATATACTGATAATGTTCCATATAATTCGGATGATATAGATTATAATATACTTGACGAAATACAAGATAAATATAATATATATTTTGATAATTATGAACCATTAAATTCAGGAATAATAGCTATTACATTTAAAGGTATTTATAGAGAAGACAATAAAAAAGTAGTTATAAAAATTATTAAAAATAATATAAAAAATAAAATAGAAAAAGCATTTGAAGAAATAGATTTATTTATTTATATATTATCTATTATTCCTTACATAAAAAAATTAAATTTTAAAAAATGTTTATTAGACAATAAAGAATTATTATTAGATCAAACTAATTTTAGAAAAGAAGTTAACAATATACAAATTTTTAAAGAAAAAAATATTAACAATAAAGAATATATAATTCCTGAATGCTATCCATATATAACAAGTGAATATAATAATGTTATTGTTATGGAAGATATTAAAGGTTTAACTTTTAATGATATAAAAGATTATGATGAAAAAATAAAATATGAATTTGGTAGATTACTTATTAAATTTGGTATAATTAGTATATTATATAATAGTGCGGTTCACTGTGATGTCCATCCAGGTAATTTATTTTTTTATATAAATGAAGAAACTGATTTAAAACCCAAATACCAAATAGGTTATATAGATTTTGGTATTGTAGCATTCCCCAGTAGAGAAAATCAAAATATATATTACACATTTTTTAAAGATATACAAATAGATAAAGATTTTAGTGAAATAGAAATAGTAGTATCAGGAATAGTATGTGAAAAAGAATTATTAAAAAACTTAACAAAAAATAAAAAAGAAGATTTATATAATAAAATAAAAAAACTTATCGGTACAACTGATGATTCTTATGATTTACGATTTTTCTTAGATCTTTCATATATAATAAATAGTTTTGGATTATCATTTACTAAAGAATTTAATAACTTATGTTTTTCTTTACAAGTAGTAGAAAGTTTATCAAAAAATCTTACCGGAGATCCAAGAAAAATACAAGACGATATTATTTTATCATTTAATAAAATAAATAAATTACTAGAAATAGAATAAAAATTGATATATTATTATGTATTAAATATTTAATCATAATAATAATAATATATGAACTATCTATTACTTGATACTAGTTATATTATCTTTTATAGATATTTTGCTTTACTTCAATGGTGGAAATTAGCAAAGAAAGATATACAACTACCTGAAAACCCATATGAATGCGAAGAGTTTGTTGAAAAATTTAAAAAATTATTTTTAGAACAAATTAATACTATTAAGAAAAAACTAAAAATTCATAAAGAAGAATGCAAAGTAATTGCAGCCAGAGATTGTTCTCGCAAAGAAATTTGGAGAAATGAAATTTTTCCAAAATATAAAGAAACAAGATACAAAGATGATGCTTTTATGGGAGGAGAGTTCTTTAAATTAGTTTATAGTAATGATATGCTAAAAACTGCTGGAGTAGAACATATATTTAAATATGATAAATTGGAAGCAGATGATATTGTTGCTATTATTAAAAATGAAATTAGAAAAAAATACCCAGAAGCAAACATTTATATTATTACTAATGATCATGATTATTTACAATTAATGGATGAAAATACAAAGTTATTTAATTTACAATTCAAAAACTTACTGGACAATAAAAAAGTATTTCCAGAAGCAGATAAAAATCTATTTTATAAAATTGTTTTGGGCGATAAATCAGATAATATCCCCCCAATTTTATCAGGTTGTGGACCAAAAACTACAGAAAAATATTATTTAGACAGAGATTTATTTGAAACAGCATTAAAAAAACAAAATGTTTATGATAAGTATATTTTAAATAAAACGCTTGTTAGTTTTTCAGAAATTCCTAATGAATTAGTTAATGGATTTTTAGATACATTTAAAGAAATTTTAGATAATTTATAAATTAATAGGTAAATCACAGCTTACAAATTTTGCTTCTCCATTAATATTCCATTCAACCATTAATATAATTACTTCTACACCTTTTTTTACTGCTTCATTAAATGCTCTTTTATATGTAGGATCAATATTAGATGCTTGAAATGAACCACTATCAGTTCTTTGTATAACAAAACAAATAATAGGTCTAATAATTTTAGATATTGTAATTTCCGCTAATTCATTTATGTGTTTTAAAGCTCTCTCGCTTACAACTGCTTCTTTTGTTTTTCTATAACCATCTGGAAAATATGAAATCTTTTCATTAAATTTCATATTTTTAAACGCATCTGCTTTAATTAGTTTTTTCTTTTCTATATAATTTACATCAGCATAATCACTTAATGGAACATTTTTCACTTCTAATATAAAATATTTATTGTTACTATCAATTCCAACAAAATCAAATCGGGAGTTTCCTAATTTGGCTTCGCGTCTATGTTTTTTAATATTTTGTAAAGTAGGAAAACAATTAGAAACTAATGATTTTTCTACTAATGTTTCTGCTAATTTTGGATCAACACCTATAATTTGATTATTTATATATTTTTTTTCATTTATAATTTTTTCTTCATAAATTTGTGCTAAGTATACTTTATAACTACATACTTTTGACTTTGATTGCGGACAATTTGATAACATAGGAGAAGCATAAACATAACATTCTTTTTCACATAATCCACAACAACCAAGTGAAGCACAATGGGCTTGAACTATAGAACCATCTTTGAGTTCTACATCAGCTACATATGGTGTTTTACATATTTTAGATGGTCTTGAAATAATTTTAACAACTTCTAAATGATTTAAATTATGCAAAATCATATTTTACAATAACACAAAAATAATATTAATATTATTCAATTTTTTTCAAATCATTAAATAATATTAATATATTTATAATGGCAGTTGTTAAAAATACTATGTTATTTTCATTTTTTGCACAAATTATTACTCTTTTTTTAGGAGTTTCTGCTCAGTTTGTTGAAATCACTAAAAAACATACAATATTAAAACAAGCATTAGCACTTGAAAATTTTGTCCAATTTATAGAAGGCAGTTTTTATTTATGGTTTTTATTATTTTATTTAAAAAATGTAGATAAAACTGATATAGCAAAATATAGATATTATGATTGGTTTATTACTACACCTACTATGATATTATCTACTATTGCTTATTTTCACTATAATAATACTAAAGATACAGACGAAGAAGGATTTACCTTATTAGAATTTTTTAAATCCAATAAAGAAAATATAATTGAAATATTTTTATACAATTTTGGTATGTTAATTTTTGGATATTTACAAGAAATAGGTCTAATAAATATATTATTATCTACAGGTTTTGGATTTTTGTTTTTTGGACTTATGTTTTATAAAATATATGAATATTATGCTGTAAAATCTTCTTCAAATCTTCCCATATTTTATATAATGTTATCAATATGGTCAATTTATGGAATAGCAGCATTATTTAAATTTAACATCAAAAATGCATTCTACAATATTTTAGATATATTCTCTAAAAACTTTTATGGATTATTTTTAGCTTATTTGGTATATTCTTTACGTATTCAATAAAATTAAATAGCATAATATGTTACTAAATTTTTTAATGTATTATGTCTTTTTTTATTTATAATTTTTTTTGTAACTTTATTTTTTCCTCCTTTTTGTATCTTTTTTTGTATCTCTATATCATTTTCAGGTGGTTTTTCTTGTTTATTTTCTAAATTACTACTTTCCTTATTTCGTATTTTATTTTCTAATAAATTTTTTGGATATAAATCACTTAAATAATCATACATTATTTTATCTAAAGTATTTGCAGTTTGAATACAATTGCTTCCAGTTTTTACTCTTAAACTTAATGGTACTTTATCTGAAATTTTATCCTTATAAAATACTGAAACATCCAAAAAAACATTATATATATTATCCTTATCGTCCAGAGCCAATCTTGTTTTTTTAGAACGTTCTTTGAGAAAAAGTTTATGGTTTTTATAAATTGAATTGTAGTTTTTTATGTTTTTTTGATATTGAATAGGTTCTTCACCTATTATACGTATTTGAACATCTATAATTTCGGCTATTTTATTACCAATATTCAAATTTGTTTTGTTTTTAAAAAAAAATTTATTTAAATAATAATTTACTATTATTTTTGTAACGTAATTATCTTCTTCGGCTACATCTTTTTCTTGTTTTGTATTACGTTTATATTTTCCTTCTTTATAGATATAATCAAATAATTTTGAATTTAAAAATATTTCACGCAAACTTTCAATATTATCTTTTTCATATCTTTTTATAATATTTTTTTTTAATATGTTAAAATTATTAAATAATTTGTCATAATCAAAATCGGGTTCTATAAAAATTTTATTATTACTTTCTATATTTGGAAAAATTTTATTACTATATATATTATAAATTCCATAAGTATTATTTAACTTTGTTATATCTACTTTACATTTATTTTTTTTTAATTCTTTTTCTAATGATTCCTCTTCTTTAATATCATTATCTGTTTTATTTTTTTTTTTTTATATCATTCAACTTCCTTTCTTTCGCTTTTCTATTATTTTCAAATATTTTTTGTTCATTGTTTAATAAATTTGTTAATAAAGTATCAGGATTATTTATATCAATAATATTTAAATAAAATTTAATTGTAGAATAGGTATATATTTTTTCAAATTTTATTTCAAATATGGCCTCTAATTTGTCATTATCAAAAGCTCTACGTTTTTGATCTACACTTAATTTAATAGGATTTATCTGTAATATTTTAATATAAGTTTCGGTAAATTCTTCTTCGTCTTTATCTTTAGTTGGTTCTGACTGTGGTTCTTGTACTTTATTATCAATTAATTCAAATAAAGGGACTTTTAATATAGTTCCTTTAGTTAAGTAAAGTGTTTCTAATATTTTATGAAGATTATAATATGTAATTATATTTGTTAATTTGGTTTTATCAGCCTTTAATCTGTTATATAATTCATCTTCATTTTTTCCTTCACTTATTTCAAGTTCATCAGGTTCCAATATATATTTTGCGTATTCTTTTACTATAGCTTTTCTTTTTTTATCAGTATTCCATGGACGTGTACTACTGTTAAATCTGGTAGAGGTTGGAAGAGCATCCATTTTTACATTTTCCAAATAATTATTCTTTAAAAAAGTAAAATAATGCATTAAATGCATATTATCATTATCATTTGTATTTTCAATAAAAAACTCATTAATATTATTTTTATATAGATTTCTTATATCTTTATATTTTTTAATTTCTTTTTCAAAATTATTAAAAATAATTCCGCATGCAAATATTACTTTACTTTCTAAAACTGTTAAATTAAAGATATTCTTAAATAATATACTGTTCTTCCCGTCTGGTTTTTTTACTCTTAAAAGATTATTTTTTTTCAAATATATAATATTTTTAATTATCATATTAATTTTATCAATAGATGTAAAATTATATATTTCTTTTGTGTTTTTAAAAGTTTCTTCAGTATTTTTATTACCATAACTATCTGAACCAAATAATACTTGCATTTTAGCTTTATCACTAAAATCTACTGCATCTATTGCATAGTTTTCAATAAGTGGCTGCATATTTGTTTCAAATAATAAATATGCCAATTTATTTCGTTTTATTCTTTGCTCATCCCCCCTTTTTTTAGTTTCATCATTTTCTTTTTCTTCTTCTTCAGTCTTAAATTCCTTGATTCCTAATTCTTTAAATTGATCGTCTATAGCAATTTTATATTCAGGTTCGTTATCTTGTTCTAGTTCTAAAAAAAATAATTTTGTCCATGGTTCACGTTCATTAGTTGGATTATTATCATTTTTTAAATCGTTTATCCAACTTCCTATTTTATCTTTTAATATTTTATTATCTTTTATTATTTCCATTTCTTGGTTACAATATTCTATTGAGTTTTTATCTATATTTTTATTTGAATCACTACTATCATCAATATGGTATAATAAAGAATCGTATTCATAATAATAAGGACAACGTACAATTTTAAATGGTATATCATTTTTTTTATTATCATAAATATAGTCCTTCAATCCGTTAAAATGATCATTATCTCGTGTCCATTGTTTTTGTTTTATTGCTTCTATACCTTCTGAATTATCAAAATCATTTTTTAAAGTGGCTCTATCTTTTTCTCCTTTATGTATTTTATAATATTCATTTAATGATATATCATAATCTTTTTCTTTTGATTTAATATATTTTTCTTTTTGTTTTTCTACCATTTCTGCATTTTTTATTTTTTTATAACTAAATTTCTCAATATCTAAATATTGAGTTTGTTTTGATTCACCAACATTATATTTTAGTTTAATTGTAAAAGGCATAATTTTAAAATTTAGTGAAGAACTCATAATTATTATATTATATTATATTAATATAATAATTAACATAACTTATTCAACCATATTATTCAACATATTAATTTTATTATGTAATTGATCTTCTTCATTAGCGCGTCTTAGAATTTCATATGCTTTATCCAATTCTTCTTGTGATACTTTACCATCATTATTAGTATCTATAACTTTTGTTAATTTTTTATATTTTTCAGGTAAAAGACAATATTTACTATTTTCATTAAAGACAAAGTTACTTAAAATTATAAATACCGCTGTGATAACTAAAGCAATGAATATATCACGCGAACCCATAAATGCTATAGTAAAAATTAATACTTCGCGAGCAATATTTTTTAATATCATTTCTTGTCCTTTAGTTAATTTAATTTCTATATATCTCGAACCTAAATTCATAAAAATCATCGCTAATCCTAGAAATAATTTACTTGTGCTTATATTATTAAAAAAAGTACTTATATTAAATTCTTTAATATATTTGGTTATATTTTTTAATGTTTTACTATTAGTCATTAATATATTTAGATAAAATATATTTAAAAAATATTAGTAAATTTTTAAAATATTATTATCTTCTTTTTTTATAATAGAATGTATCAATTAAATCCAGCATCGTTAGAAACAACAAAAGAAACATTATTACCAAAAAAAAATACTAAAGAATCAGTTAATAATACTAATAATAGAACATATAAAAATAGAAAAACAGTGAATTTTTCAGAAGATGAAAAAGTTGAAAATAATAAAAATAAATTAACAAATATTAATAATTTATTATCTAAATTACATGATAATGATGATGAAGATGAGGAAGAAAATAATTTTAAAGATCAATATGAAAAAATGAATTCTCTAGTAAATACAAATTCAGATATTATTAATTCGGAATTACAAAAATTAAATTCAAATGTTGAAAATAATATACCCAATACTTCTTTTTTAAATAGTAATATTAATTCTAAATTTTCTAATTTCAATGATAGTTATAAAAGTAATTTAGAGTATTTAAATAATATAAATCAAACGCAAGGTTATAATAATAATACAGGAAATGTTACATATGATAATAATCAATTATTATCAAAATTAGATTATATTATTCATTTATTAGAAGAACAACATAACGAAAAAACTAATCATATAACCGAAGAATTAATATTATATCTATTTTTAGGAATTTTTATAATTTTTGTTCTTGATTCATTTGCTAAAGCAAGCAAATATATTAGATAAAAATTATATTTTTATAATTAAATATAATTTTTTATAATTTTTTAAACACGTATAAATATTCATCACTATGACCAGATGAACTTAAATCGAATTTTTTTAATAATTTTAAGTCTTTTGATTTAGCCAAATTTAAAATTTTTTTAGTTTCTGGCATATATAAATTAAATTCATTTTCTCTTATAGTATGTAATTTATAATTTGTAAATTTTTCATTATATACTGCATATGGTATTGCCGTATTATCTACTGCGTCTATTTCTTTTGCTATATTTTCTTTATGTTTTTTTACTTTATATTTAGATTCAAATTCATTATTTTTATCAAATTTTACTATTAATTCACTTACTTTTTTACCATATTCTTGTGGATCATACAATGTATCTTTATCTTTATTTTGAACATATGGTTTAAATAAATTTCTATTTACTAAATTTATAATTAAATATCCATCTTTAGATAATAAACTTATACAGTTGTCAAAAAAAGATACCTTATCTTTTATTTCATATATTGTTTTACCTAAACATAAAATATGAGTAAAATTATCAAAATCAAATATATTACTTGTTAAAATATTATTTGTAATAAATTCACATTTAGGATAATTTGATTGAGCTTTTGAAATCATATCTTCTGATTGATCTAAACCTATTATATCATAAGCTTTATCATGAAATAATTTTACTGTATAACCTGTACCGCAACCAACGTCTAAAATTTTTGTAGCTCTATTTTTTTTTTCTATACTTGTTATATGTTTTAATTCTAATTCATATCTTTTTTTATTTAAAAATATTGCATCATAATATTTACTATAAAATCTATCATATGCTTTATTATCTATTTTTTTTTCATATTTTTCATCATTTGTATTATTAGAAAAATTCTCCAATGAATTAATTTCTGATACATTTTTAAAACTATCAAATACACAAGTCATTATTAATAATATTAAAAATGTAACAAATAATTTTGTTACAAGATTTAAATTATTTAATGAAGTAAAAGTTTTATTTATAATTTTATAAGTTTTATTAAAATAATTATTAATCATTAATATGTATTAATATTATATTTTTTATGTTTTATTTTTATAAAACATAATTTAATGGACCCTGATAATATTAATGACATTAGAACAGAATTTAAAAATATTACATTTTCTAATTATCAAAAGTCAAAAGCAAAACAAGAATTATTAAATACTATTTATAATAATAAAATAGAAAATGCTAATTATTGGGCTGCAGAATTCATATGTGCTGGTCATTATCTCGATTTATGGGATATTATTATTTTATATGCAACTAAATACATTCATTCAGGAAATCCTAAATTACCAATTTATTTAAATATGAGATATGATAATTTTACAAATATTATTAATTCTGGCTACTCAAGTAATATTATAGTTTTACGTAATAATATCAAAATTAGAAAATTATTTGCCGAGATTATAT